GACGACTTAGAAGCCGTTGTCCCAGCAGAGGCGACTCTGGGACTATTAGATTTTTTAGGAGTTTCTTGAAATTTATGCGGAAACTCCGATCTAATCCTATTATCAAGTTCAGTATAATACTCATCTGACGTTGCGTCAAACCCTTCATCCTCAATTAATTGCTTATGTAAGCCAAAAGCTGCATACGTCATGGTTTGATCTTGTCCAAACCATGTGTTTTTACTTGCCCAATCTTCTGCTTTTGGATCTGGTTTAGGTTGTGCTTGAGGTTGTGCTTGAGGTTGTTGTGTTTGAACAGCTTTGCCTTCTGCTGCTTTTATCTCTTCTTCTCTTTGTGCTTTTATTGATGCAAGTTTAGCTTCTTCTAAAGCAATTCTTGATATGCTTTGTTGAGCTTCATACATAGCATCAGCATCACCTTCTTCGTGAGCTTTTCTATATGCTTCTTTTGCAGCAATAGATTGAGATTGAACTCTAGTGTCAAACTCACCTACATAAGAATTGTCCAGCTTATCAAGACGGTTTTTTAATTCTTCGTTTTGTTTTTTGACAGCTTCAGCGTACTCTATGGCAGCTTGTCTTTGTCTTTCTTCTTCTCTAAACTTATTTGTAAGCTTAGATATTCTTTTTTTAACAGATTCAGAATAATTTTCTAAATCATCACCTTCTTTTTTTTCTTCAGTAGCAACTACTTCTACTTCAGATTCACTCTCGTTTTGAACTTTTTCTGCGGGATCTTCTAGTTCAATAACTTTAACTTCTTCTTCAGCTTCTTCGACTTTAACATCTTCTTGCATACTATACTCCGTATGTTTTGGATGTCGTCAGGATCGACAATGGTTATTTTAGTTCTTCCACCCCTATTGTTTTTATACCCCGTAAGATTTTATATCGTCAGGATCAACAATCGTTGCAATGACTTCATCGTCATTGATTATTCTAACTTCCCCACCCTCTATTTGAAATCGTGAACCAGCGTAGCGACCAATGCAAACCCAATCGCCTTCCTTACACCAAGCTCCGTCTTCTCCAAATTTATCTATGTCTTTGTAAGCAAGAGGTCCGATTTTAGCGACATAAGCCGTAACTGTGGCTCGTGCTTCTCTTTCTCTTACTGGATCTGGAACGTAAACACCACCTTCAGTTTTATCTCTGCCCATATAAGGCATAACTAATATTCGCCAACCTGTCGGCTGTGGTATTCTTTCTATTAGTTCTAGTTTTTTTGCTTCTTCTTCGGCTTTTTTCTTAGCGTTCCTCTGTGCAAGAACGTACTCAGGTACTATCAGACTCATCATCCACCTTCTTTAGCAGGGTTTGTATATGTTCCAACGCATAGGTTAATCCCTGTATTTCACCTACCATTGCTTTGTAATGACCAATATCAGACGCACTGCCACTGGTCAAGGAAATACTTATATCATCTACTCTAGTCTGTAAATCTTTTTTATATTTCTGTAGAAAATCAGCTATGTACATGTTTATCCAAAAGCTGTATCTAAAAGATTAGAGATCGGAAGATTATATTTAAATTCTGGAGAATAAGGATTTCTAGGATCTATATCCAGATTGAATTTACCAGGGCCAATCTGATATCCTTTGTTTTTATCAGTTAGTGTGTTAGTAAAATTCATAATATCTGATAATGTTTTACTTGCATCAGCTACTTGTATACTAGCCTCTTTTGACTTATCAGGAGCTAGAGCATTTATCCCAAAATCATCTTTTGTGTCTAAAGCAGAACCTGTTACATTACCAAAAGCATCAAAACTTCTGTCGTCTTGAACTCCAAATTGTCCTGATCCTTTAGCTATATTTTCTTTTGCCCTATCTTCTTTTTCAAAATAGCTGGCTAAAGCATCCTTTACTTGACCATAAGCTTGTGTTCCCGCTCCTCCTGTAAGAGTATTTACTATTCCGCTTAAAATACCTGTAGAACCTGTATAACTAGGAGAACTAGGATCCAGTGTAGGATTATAATTAAATCCTTGACCCACTGCTCCACTAGGAACTTGAACCCCTGCGATTGGAGCTATCGCTTGTTGTGTTTTACCCATCATACTAATGGGACCACCAAGAGGACCTAACGACATAATACCCCTCATAGCCATTTCTGGAATTGTTTGTTTTCTATCTATAGTTACTCTATTTCCAAAAGCTGTTTTATCTTGTGCAGAGTCTCTAAGGTTTCCTTTTGAGTCTATAGGATTATTATAAACATCTCTTTGAATAGCATTTAATTGAGCTATGCCTGCTGTGCCACCATATTGAGCAGAATAGTCTACATTATTCCTTCCAAAAATTTGAGAAAAAATAGAATCTGGATGAGGATTAGTTGCTGTTCTTCCTGTTAAAGCATTAAATTCTTGTTGAGATAGTCCTTGTCCAATAGTGCCACCTAGCTGATCCGCCATTTGTATAGAGTCGGACAACATACTATAATCACTAAAATCAGAGTCGTCATAGCCTTGTCCACTAGCACTTGAACTTATTTGTCCAGTGTCATCTGTCCCCATTCCTAGTGATGGGCCACCACCACGCTCAGAAACTTCAGTAGCTTCATCTTCGTCTGAAGAACTTACTCCAGGGTCTGTAGCTTGTGCATCGTCTGCATAAGACACTTATCTAACTCCTCTAAATCCTAATCCTTGAACAGCGATACCACCACCACGCATATTTTTAGTGGCTCCTGCTATTCTATCGGCTTGAGTTGGGTTGGGATTATTATCTATGCCAGCTTTCACACTTAACATTCCAAAGTTTTCTTGACCACCTGTTTTATAGCCTTTACCCTCATTCAAATCACCAATAGTTATGTTGCCCTCTTTTAAATCTTGTTCTATCTTTCTTTTCTTAACTATTTTTTTTAAATTAGCTGGTCTTTTTTTTGGCATATCAGAAGAAGTAAGAACTTTTTCTTTCTTTACTTTGGCTTTAGTAAATTTTCCTTTATTAGCCATAACAGGTTTCTTCATTACACTCTCCAAGATTTGCGATCCACCGTCCTTGCGACTGCGACCTTTGTTAATTAAGTTCTTAGCTTTGTTCTTACTTATACCTAAATCATCTGCGAATTGTTTTACTCTGACCATTATACTGGTTTCCCTGCGAAAGCTCTGCCAAATAGTGGATCCATACCACTAACAGGTCCTGCCATTCTTGTATTACCTACATTTCCTATTTCCATTGTATTCATATTAGGAGTCCTAAATGGATCAACAGGACTTAGACTTTCTGGTTCAGATGTAAAATTACTACTACCTGGTATCGGTTGTGTGATACCATTTAAGTTAAATATATTATTTGGTAATCCAGAAACATTTTTACCTATCAAATCAGACTTACCTATTCTTTTTAAATAGGCTTCATACGCAGCGTCTTGTGCCCTACTAATACTACCTGATCCTTGCCCACCAAAATATTTACTAAAAACGGCATCCATAGTTCCCATCATATTTCCAGGGTCATAATGAAACTTATTATATTCGTCTGATTCAAAAAAACCTTGTTCGATTCCAGGATTTTGTTTGTTTAATTCATCTACATTTATTTTACCAAACATATCTGGTGGGAAACCCATGTCATTGGGTGGAAGATCTCCACCAGGTCCAGTTACTGGAAGATCTCCACCAGGTCCAGTTACCATTGGAGGTTCTTGCGGTATTAGTCCTATATCACCAGGATTAAAACCGCCACCGGGTTGTGATTTTTTATGAAGATCAGCTGGATTCCCACCAATACCTCCGGGTGGTAAATTACCACTAGGTAATCCACCAATACCACCTTGTAAAGATTTTAAGGCTTGACCATTGTCAGTGACTTGTTGTTGTATATTTTCTAATACACCATTTCCACCACCACCCATTGGATTCATACCGCTCCCGAATGGGTTTTGAAAAAAATTATCTCTTAGAAATGATTCCATTACATACACAAGTCCTGATACTTTGTTGTGTGAAGTCTATGCTTTGATAATTCCCTTTCTTTGGAAACACCAATACGATTACCCGTTCTAAATATCCATCTTAATAATCTAGTCATTATATTTTCTTTATAACTTTTTTTAATGTTTTAGCTTGTTTAGAATGTGATTTAGATGCTTTTTCTAAACCCTTAACAACTTTTTTAATTTTGTTTTTTTTACTCATTGTGTGTATCCTCAAATGTCTAAATAAATCTTGCAACTTTATTTTTTCTTGAACATCTTTGCAGCTTGTCCAACTCCCTTGATTCCAAAACTTGCACTAATTGCAATATATAAAAGATATTGATACCACTCTGGTAAACTGGCTAATATCTCAAAACCATCTTTAACATAATCTTTCATGCCGGGCAAAAATACTAAAATTGCGGGCAAAAGTAGCACAACTAAGGCAAACTCGTCTTTCCAAGAATCCACTGTAGCATCAGCCATCTTGCCTTCCCATGCGACTTCACC